CCTACTTTACTTCTTTGGATGATCTCGAAGAAGGTTTGCAAGGTCATGGGTGAAGATCCTCAACGTCTTTTCAGACAGATGAGGAGGATCACGACCCACGCAAGGTTTAAAGTGGGTAAGACCTTTATTGATCAGAAAAGAGGTCAGTTAATGGGAAGTGTTGTAAGCTTCCCTCTGTTGTGCATCATGTCTCTCACCGCTTATATATGTTCGTTAAGCGATGAGACGATAGAACCCCTGTTCAGGAGCAAGGGGTGGAGATGGCTGAAAAATTTGAGGTCCGTTGGCATCAATGGCGACGACGTAGTCTTCAAGGCTAATCTTCAGGGAATCGATCGGTGGACTAAGGCAGTTTCTGAGATTGGAGGAGTGGTGTCTAGGGGTAAAACCCTTGTCAATAAACACTACTTTACCATTAATTCTGAACTTTGGAATTCTCAGGGTAAGGTGAACTGCTTGAGGCCGAGTCTATTAACCGCTTTGACAGGAGATAACAAGTACTTTATCTCCCCTCAATATGAATGGAAAGAGTTCAGGAACTGTGAACTCGTCAACCCTAAAATGGAATCTGTGTTTCAGTTGATTCCTAAATTGAGGTTGAACATTCCAAAGCGGTATGGTGGACTTGGACTAGTCTACGATTTCGATCCTGAAGAGATGTTCAAAGCCTATAAGCGTGTTGAGCTTGAGAGATTCTTCACTGGTGTGCACTTGAGTTCTTTGAGATATCGAAAAGAACATGAGGTGATTAAAGAGAATTTGCGTATTCATGGTCCAAGGTTCGAAACTTGGGTCACCAAAGATATGAAAGACGCATTCTCTCGGATCTACAATTCACGAAGTATGAACTTTAAACTTCGTCCTCATGAGATTCGATTCTGCCTTACTGAACTCCTTCGGCCGGATATGTTCCATGCTGCTTATCTTGAACCATTTAGAGAGCAGTTTTTGGATATTGACTTTCCCGATATCGAACTTCTTGAAGAGGCGTTCGAAAAAAGGAAAAAGTCAATAATAAGTCGTTTACGTGAAGAGTACGACTTTTACATGACCGGGCTGAAACCGGTGAAGATCCCTTTGAATCTTATTCAAGCTTACAATGGACTTGTTGAAGACAAAGTCCAAGCTGACATAGATGCTTTTTGGATCTCCAGAAAAAAGGATGGTGTAATGTGTCACACCGACATGACAGAGTACAGTTTGTACGAAAGTGATGGGCTCGACATTAAGGTCGTTTCTCCACTTTATTCATAAACTTGTCTGTTATGAATGGATTATGGCTGCTCCAGCGCTA